CGGCTAATTTTCAGGAGCGAACCCAATGCCTTACAACTCAGCCCCATTTTCGCCAGGCTACAACCGTGGCGTCATCGTGTCCCCAGGAGCGGCATCGGCCACCGCAACGGTTACCGGCGCCACGCAGACCGTCTGCCTGACCAACCTCGGCGCAAATGTCTGCTACATCCGCTTCGGCGAAACCGCCCCGGTGGTCGCAACCACGGCAGATTACCCGGTGCCGGGAGGCGCGCAGGTAACCATCACCAAGCCCGGCGATTACAGCCTAATGGCGTACATCTCCGCAGCCGGCACGTCCCTGCACGTCATGCCCGGCGAGGGCTTCTGAGATGTACCCGCTGACTCGGCTGCGCTTCCGTATTCGATTCTGGAATATCGGTGGCGGCCCAGTTGCCGGAGCGCTGCTGCAGGAGGATGGGTTCTTCCTGCTGCAAGAGGATGGCGCGTATATTTTGCTTGACTAGGGCATCATGGGCGCCAAAGACTCAAGACTGGATCGGGCTGGCGTCGAGGGCTACAACAAGCCCAAGCGCACGCCATCGCACCCGACAAAAAGCCATGTCGTCGTAGCCAAGGCCGGCGACCAAGTAAAGACCATCCGCTTCGGGCAGCAAGGCGTCTCCGGGTCGCCGAAGATGGAGGGCGAGTCCAAGGCGTCCCAGGCTCGCCGAGAGTCATTCAAGGCCAGGCACGCCGGGAACATCTCCAAGGGCAAGATGAGCGCAGCGTATTGGGCCGATAAGGTCAAGTGGTAAGCCATGCAAATTCCAATCCTGAACGGAATTTACACTGACGGCACGCCGGAGATCCGCACCAGCTACCCCGTCAATCTGGTGCCCGTGCCAAAGGTCAGCGGCATCAGCAACGGCTTCCTTCGCCCAGGTGATGGCATTGTCTCCAATGGGACAGGCCCAGGCGTTGACCGTGGCGGCATCGAGTGGAACAACATCTGCTACCGGGTCATGGGCACCAAGCTGGTCTCTGTCTCAAGCAGCGGCGCGGTAACCGTCCTTGGCGACGTTGGCGGGCCAACCACCAACCTAGTGACCTTTGACTACAGCTTCACCAGCCTGGCGGTCGCATCCGGTGGCCGCCTGTACTACTGGAACAGCACTGCAGGGTTGCTGCAAGTCACAGACCCGGACCTGGGCTTCGTGATCGACTTCTGTTGGGTCGATGGCTACTTCATGACCACCGATGGCCAGTATCTGATCGTCACAGAGCTAAACGATCCATTTGCCGTTAACCCGCTGAAGTACGGGTCAAGCGAAGCAGACCCCGACCCAATACTGGCGCTGCTCAAGCTCCGCAACGAGGTCTACGCTCTCAATCGGCACACCATTGAGGTCTTCAACAACGTGGGCGGCGATCTCTTCCCGTTCGCAAGGATCGAAGGCGCTCAGATTCAAAAGGGTTGCATCGGCACTCAGGCCTGCTGCGTTTTTGTTGATGCAATGGCCTTCCTTGGCGGCGGGCGGAACGAGGCACCCGGCATCTATCTTGGCGTCTCCGCAACGACAACAAAGGTCAGCACTCAGGAGATCGACAACATTCTGCTGCAGTACACCGAAGACCAGTTGAGTGGTGTAAAGCTGGAGGCCAGGAACGACAAGGCTCACGAACACCTGTACGTACACCTGCCAGACCAGACGCTGGTCTACGACGCATCGGCCTCGCGAGAGTTGCAGGAACAGGTCTGGTTTGTTCTAGCCAGCACCACCACCGGCATCGCGCAGTACCGGGCCAGGAACATCGTCTGGTGCTACAACAAGTGGCTGGTCGGCGATCCGCAGTCCAGCGCCATCGGGTATCTCGTGCAGGACACCGGCCACCACTGGGGCCAACAGGTGCGCTGGGAATTCGGTACGCTCATCGTCTACGCCGAGAGCAATGGCGCCATCTTCAACAAGCTAGAACTGGTGGCATTGACGGGAAGCGTTGCCCTGGCCACGCAGGTGGTCAACGGCTTGCTCCAAGAAAACGGGTTCTTTTTGCTGCAAGAGAATGGCGAATACATCCTGCTCGAGCTCGCCGTCTTAAACTCAGCGGCACTCGGAAACCCGCAGATCAGCACAAGCTACTCGCTGGACGGCAGATCATGGAGCCAGGACAGGTTCATCTCAGTCGGCACAGCAGGAGACACCAAGAAGCGCCTGGCATGGTTTCAGCAAGGCCACATGCGCAACTGGCGCATCCAGCGCTTCAGGGGCGACAGTAGCGCCCACGTGTCATTTGCCAGGCTCGAGGCCCAGCTAGAGGCGCTGGCGTTCTAATCCATGGCAACCACCGCTCCGAACTCTCGGAAGCTCAATCTGACGCGGGATCAACTCGCGCAGTTTTTGACCGATCAGCAGCAGATCAGACAGTTCGAAATGCTGTTTGCGGCCGTTGATGCCATCGGGCCTGATGGCGTGCTGGAGGTCAACATTGCAGCCGGCATTGCTCAGACCACCGCCGTGCAAGCGCTGTCCATGATCTCCTCACTGGCGCAAGAATCGGCCATCAATGCCGCGCTGGCCGAGAACAAGGCCAATCAAGCCATGGCCATGCTCGGGAGCCTGGCGGCTTCGGTCGAAGGGCTGCAGATGGCACCGCCGGCCAGAGAGTTCAAGCGATCAAGGTACGGCTCCTTCTACGACACCACCACGCAAACAGCAACGGTCATCAACACGGCCAAGGCGATCACGTTCAACGGCACCGACCTGAGCAATGGCGTGTATATCGGCTCGCCCACCTCGCGCATCATTGTGGACAGCGAGGGCATCTACAATTTTGACACCTCGTTTCAGCTAGACAAAACAAGCGGCGGCACAGCGGTTTTTGATTTCTGGTTTCGCTTAAATGGCGCTGATGTGGCAAACAGCGCCAGCAGAATAACAATTCAAGGTAACAATGCTGAGATTTTCTCATCGCTGAATTACTTTTTTGACCTCAAGGCCAGCGATTATGTTGAGCTAATGTTCTCGGTCACTGACTTGAGTGTTGAGCTGAAGACATTCCCTGCCGCCGTACCGCATCCCGGCATCCCGTCCATAATTCTTACAGTCAACAACAACATCGAAGGTGTCCAATGACCGTAATTGTCAAAACCCTAGTGGCCCCCAAGCAGATGGAGGCCTCGCAAACAACGCAGTACACGGCAAACTCTGTCAAGGCGCTGATCGACAAGGCCACGGTGACCAACACCGACACGGCGAACCGAACATTCAGCGTTAACCTGGTGCAGTCCGGCGGCAGCGCAGGCAATGCCAACCTGATTATTGATGACCGAGCCGTGGTGCCAGGCGAGACCTACCTGTGCCCGGAGTTGGTCGGCCAAGAGTTGGACGCCGGTGCATTTATTAGCACGATCGCTAGCAACGCCACGGCGCTCACGCTGCGCGTGTCAGGCCGCGAAATTACGTCCTAAATGGTGCAGCCAGGATGCAATCTGCGCTTCGCCTCAAGGTAAACCTGATGCGCTTCCTCGGGTGTTTTAAACCGTCCGAGAAACTTGGTTTTTCCGTGGACGCTTATCTCAGCCTTCCAAAGCCCCCGGTTAGCCTTGACGCCAAGAAACCCAGATTTGTTATTGATTTTTGGTTTTCTTTGATTTTGAATGTTCATTGCTTGCGAAACATCACGCAAGTTAGAAAGTCGATTGTTTGATCTGTTTCCGTCTATATGGTCAATATTTCCATCAGGCCATTTGCCATAAACGTAAAGCCAAATAAAACGATGAACGAAAGTCATATGACCATCAATCATCAATTGCAAGTAGCCGCGAGTTGGGTTTCCTGCAACTTGACCGGCTTTAACATGGCCTTTATTAACGCGTCGCGTCATAATGCCAGTCTCAGGATCGTAGGAAAGAAGCTCGTGGATTCGCGCTTGTGTAGGCATGTTGCACCTCATCAAAGTGAAAAACATCCTGAAAGTTGCAGCAAGCGGTGGATGAAACCGCCTGTCCCCCGTCGGGTAAGCTGCCAGTCAATTTTACAGCAAAGGATCGCAACATGAAGGAATTTATGGTC